ATATAGTACTAATGTATTTAACGTAGGTCCTAGGTACATGTTTAGTTTACAGAAGTTAGGTGGTAGTCAGGTCAGAATAAGCATTCGTAACGGAGTAATTGGTGGCACTTTAGATGAATCACCTGAAAATCTACTAGATTATAATATAGATGCAAATACACGGCTAAGATGTAGTATTTATACTGATGGTATTAATGTATTTTATAATGTTATAGATACACATACCAACACAAATGTTGTATCAGTAATCAGAAATTTTAATATTGCTCATGTTGACACTATCTTTAGATTCGTAGCAGGATCAGTCTTTTTTCCCGTTACAACTAGCGTTATCAATTATACTGCCTGCAAGTTCTATCCTACAGGTAAGACGGGTCCAAAAGGCGCAACGGGTCCTCAGGGATCGACCGGACCTCAGGGATGGACTGGGCCTCAAGGATGGACTGGGCCTCAAGGATGGACTGGGCCTCAGGGAGCAGGATTTTCTAACCCTATTTTTGCCGGATCACTTATACTTATGAGACATAATCGAGGTGTCGGTCAGGATAGGGCGAATAATACTAGATCAGACGGAGGGTGGTACAATTGGGATATATTTGATAATGGTGATCAAACACTATACTATAGCAATCCTAGTATTTCCACCTATACCACTTCAATGTTTCCAAATTCAAGTTATATGGGTAACGTTTTTTTAAGCACTACTGGGGGTGATCCAGGAGGAATTATTGCATTTGGATTCATAAAACCTGGCATGTATGCTGTATCTATGGAAAATACATTTAACCTTGGATCACATATATATTTTGGTACACTTTATTCATTTTTAGCACAATTCTTTAGAACAAATGATAATGAGGATGCTAGCAAGGCCGCTGGGTCATACTCAATACAACATGTATTAAATATTAGGATAGATGATTCATCGACTAGTCTTCGTAATATCGATCAATCTTGGAGAATGCAGGTATCTGAAAGTTATAATAACGGCGCCGAAGCAAATACGACCATTCGCGATCATACTATAACAAGTGCAACTACCGCAGGTAACACAGCAACTTTACCTCTTAGTACGAGCGCGACCTATACAGCAGATTTCGAAGGGTTTATTGTTGGAAACTGGATTAAAATAGAGTCCTGTGCTAATGTAGCATGTAATGGTTATTGGCGTATCACTAGTGTTAGCACTATAAGTGGTTCAGATGCCCGCGTTGCAAGTATTCAAATTTACTCAGGAGGTATTACGTTTAATAACACAACTACAGCCGGCGGACATGTTCGTACAGGACACGTGAGATGTAAATTTTACTTTTTGGGATCAGGTTCATAGACAATGTAATACGAATATACATAATCCTATCGTATAAATAACAGAATGCCTGGAGGTTTAGTTAACTAAAGGGGGTGTAACTTATTATTGGATAGTATCTTATGACACCGGATAATAGCTCTCTAACAAACCAGACGCATATATTAGTTTTAGTAGTATTAAAATACATATTTTTAGTATCTTTATTGATAACAACATTGGCTCCGCTCCCCGCTTGTATCGAATTAAATTCCATTGATGTGGCATCAGACCGAGCTTTCACAATAAGTAGAGCTGGTGGGTTTAAACTAGGATTGTCTTGTGGTAAAATATAATATCTGTTACCACCATTGGTCGTTGTAATAAAATATGAATAATTATTCAACAGTGGAGAAAGTTGTACATTAGTTACACCTCCACTATTTGCAGGATTAGCACTAGTTTGCCAGTTCGAACCATTAAACCATCCTGCAATATACCAATAAGTGCCATTAGTAATAAATACAATTCCAGTATTTTTATGTGTCTCGTTTGCCACAATATAAGGTTTTTGACTTGTATTATTATAAGAAGAAGAAGGTCCATCAATCTTTCGTTCAGTCCCTGCTGCCGCTTCTGTACTAGTGAATAATAATACATTACCACCAGTTCTTCCATCAATAGTACCACAATATACAACAATACATATTCCAGGTGTGCCGTTTAATGCCGGTAATCTCACCATGTTAGCAGCACCATCTCGTCTATTAGCATTAGCATCAGTATTAAAAATATTAATATTATTTATAGTCGAATTTGCGATTTTATTAGCATTGCTAACATCAGTGCTTGTTGTTGGCAGACTATTTTGAAGTGAACTGGGATAGTAATTTGCAATATACCACTCCGTCCCATTACTGACTAATGTTAAACAACCGTGATTGTTTGTAATCACTACACCTGCAATATTATGATCTTTAATGAGAGAACCATCATCCGTGAGAATATATGCGTTTCTAGTCAGGGTTCCCGTTATCTTATAAAAATATAATTTACCAGTAACAGCAGATGTAATAGGTGGAAGCCTTATTATTTTGGACAAGTTAGGACTAGCATCTATAAAATTAAAATCAGCACTCGAATTATATATCGTCATATTTCCAGTATACACATTACGGACAACTGTCAAGTTATTACCACTGGCAAATGTAGCCACACTTACAAAAGCCGCAACTGTAGTGATTCTGCCTGGAAATGTATAGGTATATACATCTGCAGGGCTCTCATTATACGTTGGATTACCGGAAGTTCGGGTTTCAACATTTAGTCCTGTATTCGTACCAGTAGGACTGGCTACGTTTATCCAAAATTTTGCAAAAGAAGAAGACGATCTACCTGTCGTTGTAGGGCCCCACACATGAAGATAGTCTGCTGCAATTCTGATAGTTTGGCTATTCGTAGCAGAATTATACGCTCCAAGAGTAAAATACCGAACATATGCGTGTGCTTCAATATATATACCTACAACACCCGAATTTGCACTACCTGAGTCGGATACGATTGAATTATTTACCAGTCTCGACATTGTTATGTCTTTAAAAAGAAATATACATAATCCTATCGTATAAATAACAGAATGCCTGGAGGTTTATTACAATTAGTTGGACGAGGTGCACAAGACCAGCTCGTCACCGGCAATCCTTCATTCACCCACTTTCGATCCGTATACAAGCGCCACACTGACTTTGCCATGGAGCAATTCCGTCTGTACTTCAAGACCACTATTCTGTCATTCCCTACTTCCGGGACACTGACTCTGCGCACAAAAGTCGAGCGTTTTGCCCAACTTGTCAATGATTGTTACTTAAGCATCACACTTCCCGATATTTATTCCCCAGTTGCCCCAGTTGCGTCAGTCCCGCCCGGATACAACTCACAAACAAAGGCAGTTCCGTACGAGTTCGAGTGGGTTCGTAACATCGGTTATAATATGATTCAGCGCGTATCACTGCTCATAAATGGTCAAGAGATTGTCACTCATACTGGCGAATGGATGAAAATATACGCCAATCTCCAGTTCGACGCCAACAAGCGCGCCATCATCGACAAGATGGTAGGAAATCTGCCCGAACTTTACGATCCTGCAAACGCGAACGGCCGAACCAACCAGTACCCTTCTTCATTTACCAGCGCCACCATGAAAGGCCAGGCATCAATCCCCGGGCGCGTTCTTCAAATCCCCCTTCACTTCTGGTTCTGCGAATCAATCGGAAAGGCACTACCACTCGTGGCACTCCAGACGTCCGATGTCGAAATTATCGTAGAACTTCGCAATGTATACGAACTTTTCACCATCAACGATGTTCGGCCCACATCTTTAACATTCGGCCAGCGTATTGCACCCGATACTGCAAGTACTGTATTCAATATGTCGCGCTTTCTCAGTCCACCGACCCAAGATGCACTATCGAACGCGATTCCCGATCTAAGAAGCTGGAACCTGAATCCATACATCGAAGCAAACTACATATTCGTAACTGATGAAGAAATGGGGCACCTAGCCCGCACAGACCATTCTTTCATTATCAAGCAAGTCGACGTTAAAGAGGCCGGAAAACAATACGGACCTTCTAACGATTTGGAGCTAGTAATGCGTAATTTGTGTACTCGCATAGTTTGGGTGTTTCAGCGCGATGATTTGAATAATGATTATGATAATTATACTAACTGGGTAAATCCTTACGTACCTCCATTAAATAAGGACGGATTGCCAGGAAATAACACATATCTATACAGCAGTGGATCGTTGCTTCCTGAAAATGTATCAAGGCGCGATATCCTGCTTGAAACTAGCGTAATTCTAGACACACAGGAGCGATTTGCAACGAAGCAAACTGAGTTCTTCAACGAAATTCAGCCATACAGATTCACACAGGGTGCACCTATTCCCGGTATTTATACATATTCGTTCCAACTGGACACAAGCGAACAGCCCTCGGGATCGTTGAACGGATCCATGTTTAATAAGACACTCCTTCGCAATACGCTGATTACACCGCCCTACACGACCTCAGTGGAAAACGGCAGTGGAATAGTTCAATTATGCGTACTTAAGTCAACCGTCAACCTTCCGAACCCTACTATTGTCAATCCGAATGCAGTAGACCGATTTGGAAAACCAATATATAGCCCGGATCAAGTGGTAACGATTATCCAAAAAGCTGCGAATACAACTGTATATAAGTACACCTACAATGTCCGAGCGTATACCGAGTCCTACAATTTCATTCGCATACTCGGTGGTATTGGTAACGTTGTATTTTCATCGTAATAATAAACAATGGCAGGAGAAAGTTTTGGCTGGGCTATATGGTCCACTGGAGCAAATGCAGTATTTACATTCTTATACGTGTTCTCTATCTCGATCGCTTACGTGTTTGGGGGGTATGCTTTAGACCCGCTAGTTATGGCTGCACTAGGGTTTTTGATCCCGTATTTTTCCTTCACAACACTTCCAATAATATTGATAATATTCACTGCAATGTCAAGACGGTTTTTAGTAACGTAATTAAAAAAGGCTCTTTTCTTTTGTTTTTTAATTTTTAGTTGTTTATATTGAGTTTACGCGGGCATCTTCATCTCTGCAAACTTACCCATTCCGAGAAACCCGACGAACTGGTCGCCCTCGTCCTCATCTGCAATGTAGACGCGCTTGGAGATGTCGCCGACGACATACTTCACGCCCTTGAATGTGACCTCGGTCATGTCCTCGTCCTCCACCTCCTCAGGCTCCTTGGGAGCCGGAGCCGTCTTGTTGACGAAATCGCGCATGTGATCCGCCAGGTTCTTGCTCTCGAAGTCGTCCTTGGCCAGCTCGTTGACGTACTTTGAGAACTGCTGGCCCTTCTCCTTGGAGAAGTCCTGGCCCGAGTCCTCGAAGATCTTGGTTAGTTGCTTGGTGAGGGCCGGAGACATGCGCTTGATGCGCTTGTCCTCCTCGGGCTTCGGCTCCTCCTTGGGCTTCGGCTCCTTCTTAGGCGCCTCAGGCTCCTTCTTGGGCTTCGCCTCCTTCTTGGGCGTACTCGCCTTCTTGGCCTCACGCTCCTTCTTCTCCTCCAGCTTCTTGGCCTGCTCCGCGAGCTTCTCCTCCAGCTTCTCGAGCTTTGCATTTGCATTCTCGAGGAGCTTGCCCTTCTTGGCGGGGATCTTCGACTTCAACTCGTCGATATCCGCCTGGGTCTTGTTCATTGCGTTCTCCGCCCGCTGAACAGTTGAGATGCTCGTCGTCGAACCAGCCTCGTTCTTGTGGTCGTTGTAGTAGGCCAGCGCCTCGGCCGCGTCAAACTCATACTTGCTCGAAAGAACGGAGATGATCTTGGCAGCCATGTTGATTGTGTCTACCCTCACCTTCCTTAAAAACCTTAAATCCGTTTTCCCGATTTCTCGTCAGGACTATCCGTTTTTTTGACATTCGTTAAACCCAAATGAGCGACACTGAATTTGCAAAATCGCATCTTCGCGATCACCTTACAAGTTTACTTGTTCCATCTATTTCAGACGGACTATGGAGCATTTACGATTCATCCAAAGAACTATGCGAACGCAACCAGCAGGTCGACCAGACAATTCGCACTTTCCAGAATATGCTCGCCAAGATCCCAGAGTGGTCCGAGAATACACTTGAGACAGAACTAGAGCGAATTTCCAAGACTACGAAGTGTGGTTACCTAGATGATCTAGTAATGGGTGTTTTTATTGCATACATGAAGTCGTTTGCATCTCTTCATTATCGCGGTAAGTCGTCTCAGGTGTCTGTTGACTTCGAACGTCCGACATTGGCGAAGTTCGTTCACCATACGTATATCCACTCTGCACGCAAGGTGTGGCAGGTTGCTTATCTGTTCAAGACGATAGGCATCACAACCGAACAGCAGGCGCGTAATCGACAGGAAATTGAGTCAATTGTTCGCGATTGTATGGAGCGTGTGATTCAGTCATTCTTGCCTTGGGAGAGCATCACAAAAAGTCTCTCGAACCCGGCAATCGAAGAGGAGTCCAGCGACGACGAAGATTCTAGCGACGAAGAGGTCCAGAATAAGAAGAATGTCAAGTTCGAGGATATGTCCGAAGATGAAGATGATGCTCCACCCAAGATATCTATAACGGATGATGTCACTAGCATTGATATTGAAGAGTTCAAAGACACCGAGGAAGAACTCGACCCAATGGCCGAGATAGAAAAGAAGGTCGGCGAGTCGCTCGTTCTAAAGCTATAACTTTTCACTCTGTTGCCGAGTAAATGATGATTGTAGTTGTATCGTTAGCCGTTGCTCTAGTTGCCTTTATAGTGTATGCGCTGGAGCGTAGGTCTAAAGACGAGCCAATTCTATGGACGGATGCACTGAAGCTTTCTCTTTTTGGAGGCCTAGTATCTGCAGGTATCGTATTTACGACAACTGCAGAAACGGTTACTGCGGTCACGACTGCAGTTGCTGAACTGCCTGCGACCGCTCAGGAAATGTTTGTTGGAACGCCATCATTTTAAGCATCAATACACAAACACTCACTCAAAGGAACACTTGACGCCTGAAATGGAAGTAAATCTAATTCTTTCCGCGGAATAGCCGTATCTTTACAGAATCTTGCAATTGCCTTGTATAAATGAAACCCGTGATATCTTTCATGCTTCGGGTTTCCTTCGGCAAATAGAATTGATTTATCGTCAATGCTGAGCCATCGCATCAGTGTTTGAAACATCGGAATATCGGCATACTCTTTGCAATCAGGTCCGTTTGGAAATAGATCCCAGAACATAGATGTTGCCAGTCGCACCAAGTCAAACGACGGATTCGGCCTTACTCCCGGAAATCTTTGAATATAGAACGGATCGGTGTTGTATTGTCCACCTGCTTCTTCGTTTATTGCAAAATGGTCGCTGACAAATGATTTCGGCTCCTTCATGCCTGAAACCCGAATAGATCCAGTTCCACGCTCAAAGTCTATCAACTTGATGATGTATCCGAAAGTGGGAACCTTATACGACTTGTCTCCAACTTTATAGTATAAAAACTCCTTGTCAGTTTGCACGTACATGACATTATTGGAATGGAGATCGTTATGAACGTATCCGAATGTCTTTTGAGCAAATAGTAATGCAAATATGATCTGGGTTGTCCAAGCGGAGTGTTTTTCGGTATCGGGATTCTCCTTCATAAGTTTATAGAGCGTTCCTTCGCATGCCTCCATAATCGTATACTGAACCGGCACATTGCTGAACGTAGCCCAAGCAAATCCATCGAGTTCCTCTTCTTCCTCTTCCGTATCTTCCTTGACGCTACAATTGCAAGAGTGGACGTCAAATATGTAAGAAGTAGACACAGAAGAGCTGTCAGATTCGTTGTCACCTTCTTCAGATGGAGAATTGAATACAGGATTAATATTTCCCATTACTGCGCCGTCAGAATCAATGCCAGATAGTTCAGGAATATCATCCAGTACCATATCTTCTCCAATATTCATCTCATTTCTGGCGGTTCGTGTGTGTCGAAAGTCAGAGGAACGAATTTCATCATTCAAATTCAATTCGAATGTCTCGCCGATATTTTTAGAAAACCAAGACTTCTCGACAAGGTCTTCGTAGTCATCTGAAATATTTAAAGTGTGGCGCCTGGATATACCTGAGAAAACGCCGTATACTTTTGGAAAATGGACGCAATTTGTCTGGGAAAAGGCAGCAGAGAATAATGAACCTACATATGCAGCATTGTGCTGTGACTGAAGTTTATGGTGAATTGTAGATGCCTGTTCCTGACTCGTTGCAAGACCTAGTCCTGTCGAATAGTCCCCACGCATCCATTTGAATGGACTTAACAGCATGGTCGCTTTCGTATGAATCTTTTTGACACCAGATGTTGTGCGAATCGTATCCTTCGATAAAATAGACTGGATCTGGTCGTCGAGTTTCAGTCCGTAATCCTGGACGTTTTCAAGGGTGTCGGTCTTGAACAGCGTTTCGATAGGAGGAAAGAATGGTTGTAAATGGTCAACATTCCAGTACGTTTTTGCGCCATTTCGTATGTTTGAAAGATCCTTATACTTGTGGACCTGTAACGGAATGGACGTCGATTTTAATTCGCATGTTGCCTTTTTCTTTCCCATTCTTATACATCGCGAATAAACCAAAAGTGAAATCTTCACGCATAATACTTAATAGGGATGTCTCTCAATTTTCAAATCAGAAAGTTCAATATGGACACCATTAAGAGCAGATGTGAGATCGATTCTCGTAAATCCCCCATGATAGTAGTGATCGGGAAGAAGGATACCGGCAAGTCCTTCTTAGTTCGCGATATCTTGGCGAATACACAGAGCTACTTCCCAGTGGGAACGGTTATTTCTGCAACCGAGCTTATGAATGAGTTTTTTCAGCATATGGTCCCTTCTAAGCTCATTCACGACAAATACAAACCTGAAATCGTCCAGAATGCAATTAAGCGTCAGTATAATATCAAGTCTGCACGAAACAACGACAAGAAAGCAAGAGGTGGTAATTCTAATATCGATCCTCGTGCGTTTTTAATTCTGGACGATTGCTTGTACGATAATTCGTGGATTCAGCAAGAGTCTACTCGCTACATATTCATGAATGGCCGACACATTGATATGATGACTATAATCACGATGCAATATCCACTCGGTATCACGCCTAATCTTCGTACGAACGTTGATTTTATCTTTATTCTTCGCGAAACTATCACCAAGAATCGTCGTATTATCTATGAAAACTATGCCGGTATGTTTCCTACATTCGAAATGTTTTGTCAGTTTATGGACCAGTGCACAGAAGACTACAATTGTATCGTCATTTGCAATGGTATCCAGTCAAATAAACTAGAAGATCAGGTGTTCTGGTATAAAGCATCTGATCATCCGCCGTTTCGTTTATGTGATGACAGTTTGTGGCATGATAACAAGCCGTTTACGAGTGCAATGATGTCTCAGGACGATTACACGCCTGATTCAGTAAAGAAGAGGAATGCAGGCCCGTGGGTCAATGTTAAGAAAACTGGTTAGTGCTTGCGAGTCTTCTTGGACTTCTTGCCTTTCTTGTGCTTGCGAGTCTTACGGCGACGGCGTCTGCGACCCTTTCCGTCCATGTCCATGGCGGCTGCTGGCTCATCCGCTGATGACGCATTCATTTTACCGAACATACCGGCTAGATCGTCAACCTCAGCTCGTAGCTGTTTATTGACCTGACGCTTTTCTGCAGCCACGTCCTGCTTGGCCTTGTCTACAGACATCACTTCTATTGCCTTGCGCTTGGCTGAACGCGGGCCGAGTGGCTCGTCCATCATAACATCTTCATCGCGCCCACGTTTGCTCATTTGTACATACTTCTTAAAAATAAATTACAGGTCACGAATGCCACCTTCGGCCGGATGAACTGAAGTCTCTAGGGCATTCTCTAGAGACTTAGAATCCTCTAGAGCCTTAGACTTACGCATTTCATTCTCAATGCGCTGATTCTTGATCTTTTCAGCCTTCTCTTCCTCGAAGAAAATCTCGCGATTAGCCTCATTTTCCTTATACTTTCGCATAAGCTCATTGAGTTCCTGCTCTGCATACTCAACTTCAGGCATGACATGCTCCGAAGGATCCCAAGGTAGCCAACATCCAACCTTACCCACATAGAGATTATCGCGAGGGTAACGGCGCTGCATGACCTTAGCAAACATCTGACACTCAGCTAGCTCAGAAAATACACGACGAACCTTAACGCCACGAACATTAGTGCGGAAATCAACCTTCTCCGTGAACTGAGAATCCAGCTCCTTCTCGTGCTTCAGCAAAAACACCTGATACTGCTCGTGGATATCCGTCTTCTTGATCTCAGCGCTGTGGACCTTGGTAAAATTCTGAAGATCATTAAAAAGATCCTCTACCTTTAGGCCATACTTCTTGGAAAGGAACGAGTTATACTGCTCCATACCCTTGATCTTCCACTCGTAATCGAGCCACTCTATAAACTTTTCGTTAAAAAACTCTGATCGCTGCTTAATGACCTTCTCGGGTGAAAGGAATGAAATAATACAATAACGCTGAGTGGGAACCTCAGGGTCCTCATCTAGATAGTCAACTGGGCCATTCTCATCAACTTTAGGTAGTTCTTCGCGAGGCATTTGTTTGAGTACATCGTATATGTTAAAATAGATATTTCAACGAACAATTACCTAAAGTTAGGATTCCAGTGTGTAATCTTTCCTGCTTTGAGGATCTTATCTAAGTAATTATCGCACCTTTTAGACTTTTTTCTAGCATCACCGAAATCGATGATGAATACTCTATCGCCAATCGCGATAAAATTTCTAGGCCATAAGTCTCGATATTCGATACCAGCAACATGATATAGAAACCAGACAATGCTGAACATTCCTGAAAGAATATTTGCAGGAATGTCTTTGATCTCGTCCCCGTATAGATCGCTTACGCTCATCTCCTCAAGATCCTCCATCTCAATGTATGTCTTATAGTCGGTGTCGTAGACTTCAGGTGCAAGACCATAAGAGGCGGCTATGTTAAGAAGCTCGGCCTCGCGTCTCACTGCCGAGTACTTCTTAACCTTGAATCGTTTAATATAAGACATTCTTGTAGTCTTGAAAACAATGCCTTTTCATAATCCATTTTCCCGGCAATTTATAAATGGCAACAGCCCCTCGGTTGCGAGCTGAATTGTTAGATCCAGAAATTGAGAGATCGAAGGTATACAATCCATTGAAGCCATCAAAGTCCCAGGATGTTGCAATAAAGATGAACGAGCCAGAAACTCGAAACAAAGGTGACGCCATCAGACGTTTCGAGCTGGAGCGGGCATATGGTATGGGTCGTCGCCGAAAAACACGAAAATCTCGCAAGAAGGTTCGCCGAACAAGAAAGTATCGTAAATAATAATTTTTCTCTTAGTATCTGTATAAAATGTCTGACAAATCCGTTGCTGCGTCTTTTGATGTCGCCGATATTGTTACTCGCCTTGTCAAGTATGCGCTGGAGGGTCTAGCCGTCGCGGTGGCGGCCTACCTCCTGCCCGGCAAGGTCCTCAAGCTGTCCGAAATCGGCATGATTGCCCTAGTTGCGCTAGCCACGTTCGCCATCCTTGATATCTATGCGCCGTCCGTGGGTGCCTCCGCCCGCACCGGTGCTGGCTTCGGTATTGGCGCGAACCTCGTGGGCTTCCCCCGCGTGTAAACTTAGACACATACATCATATAAATATTAATGTCGCAAGCCGTTAGGTATAATGGCAAATGGCTTCAGGTTCGTCCAAAAGTGTATGAACCTGAGCGTCAAACTGCAGAAATTGCGTGGTCTATGATCCGGAACCCATCATTGAAGCCCGAGGAAGCGTACAGAAATTGGTATAAGAAGGAACGAGAAAACGCCAAAGTTTTGTATCCGTCGTTTCGTAAAGAGAATGATCGTGTTTGAAATTCTTGGTTGGATTGCAATAGTTATTGCATTCTATTTTATACTACGGCCGTTCTTGATATTCCCCGAGCAGTATGAGAATGAAGAAGAAGGCGACTACACCTTGTACTTTTTCTATACAACCTGGTGCGGATGGTCGAAGAAAGCATGGCCTCATTGGAATGAACTAAAACGCTTCTTTGAGAATCGCAGAGTTACCTACGGCGGAAAGCAGGTGAGACTAGTTGCAGTTGATGCCGACAAGCACAGCGACAAGGCCAAGACATTTAATGTAGAAGGATACCCATCTTTCCGCCTGAAAATTCCCGATCAAGTTCTCGAATTTAGTGGGGCGCCATCTGTGGAAAAGTTCCGTGAGTTCCTAAAGCGCACGGTCGGCTATGAAATGGTTGAGTGATTGTGCTGATTTTTCCAAAATATCATCAATATTGAAATCTGATAAATCGGAGTCTGAATACAAATTGGGATAATGCAGGCATAATGTGTTTTTAGTTATCAAACTATTATGCGTGATTTGAGAACTCATAGTGTATAGTTCTTTCAAATAAGTTATAGGCGACATTGATTCAATCAAAGAAGGTGTAATAATGCTCTTTCTTTGTTTGAGTAGCGTTAATATTAGCGCGTCTTTTGGCATAACTGAGGTTATACAAGGTGAAAATATGTTTCCATCGACATACAACTGACCGTATAATTCAACAGGTCTGAATATACCGGGAATACAGCATGAACATTTCAATGCGTCAATGATTGGTATGTTTTTAGAGAATATCGTGGGCACTCCCTTTGATATGTTAGAAGACACGATGTATAATGGCATATTAGCATCTCCTATCTTTCTGTTCTTGATATCGAGTCCCGCTTTGTTGAACATTTCAGTTAAAGATGATTCGAATACGTCCATTGGATAAAGACCCTTTGTCGAGAAGGCAGACGAAAGGAATTCGAGCTTAAATGATGGTGTTATTCGTGAGGTAGATAAATACTCTTTGATCAGCGGAACCATTTTATCGATTGGAAGCTCAAATGCAATATACGTCGCTATGATTGATCCTATAGATGACCCGTATACTCCATTTGGGAACTTCAGTTCTTGATGTTTTGAAAGTTCTAATAGTGCTCCAATGTGAAGAACCCCCTTTATTCCACCGCCTCCAAGACCTAGTGTGCGAAAAGGTAGAGACATTCTCTTTACCGAAGAGTAGTAAGGTAGTTGAAAATGATGCGCGCAAATGATATTTTGAAAGAGCAGGAAGAACGCAGAGAGAATCGTATGTCTGCAATGACACCTGTAATTGAACAGATTGGAACAAAAATACGCCAGCAGGCGATACACAACGCCCGAGCTCCATATATTCTGTATGAAGTTCCAACCTACGTGTTTGGTTATCCTCTTTTCGATGTGAAAGACGCAATAGAATTCTTAGTCCGCGAGTTTACTAAAGCGGGGTACTGGGTTTGGGTTGTTGACGGAAGCAGTCCTGGAAGTAGATGCTTGTTTATCTCGTGGGTCAAACCGGTCAAGACTCGCGATAATGGAAAGCCCATTTTGACTACAAATTACAGGCCTCAAGTATACGATCCTACAACTATAGCGTTCATGCCTCGCGATCCTACCGGATAAAAATAAATAACGATAAGAACAAAGATGTCTGGTCCATTTGATTATAATGGCTTTGCAGTTTCTAAATCCGACCCTAAAAAATCACTCAGGACTGTGAAGAAAACACTCTTGATTGATTCTGCAGATCGCGATACGAGGAAGTATTTTACTAACGGAGACTTTGTAGTGTATCTCCCCCGCGTGTATGAAAATGTTGTCTCAATGCGTTTAGTGGCAGCCGAATTTCCTAGCTTAAACTCAGAAGTAGGAACTGGTATTGGAATTAATAGTATTAATGCAGCGACTGGTGTAGTTACAACGGCGAGTACCTTCACGGGTAACTACATGATGATTGCTGGGTCTACAAATACAGCATACGACGGAGTATATAAAGTATCCGCTGGCAGTCCTGGTACAAGTGTAACCATTCTGACAACAAATAAAACTGGTCAAGCAGCAGCCGGAGGTGTCGCTTTTCCTGTAACACTTGCGACTGGAGGTACTGCTTCTTCATTCATTCATAGTTATGCTAGTGGTGAAAACGTATCATCGAGTAAATTTACAGATGACCCAGTTATTGCGTCTCAGTATTATTTTATCGTAGATATAGACGGTCTTAATAAGACGGATGAAACGACCGTAAACGCTCAAAAATCTACATTTTCGGACAGTTTTTTTGCCAAGATCCCTGCACTATCAAATACTTATGGAAATGTATCATTTATTGAATACAACGATCACTCTGCACAGGAAAATATTGCTAAATACTCACCTGCAATCGGTAAAATTGATCGTCTTCGTATTCGAACGCGTTTACACTCACAGCAAGATCGTAGTGGATTCTTTTATTCAACTAATACTGGATCTACAGGTGCAAGCGGAACTGCAAATTTCAATCTGACTCTCGAACTTGAAATGCTAGATAATGCCTTTGATGAGTTCTCCAGCATGGAGACCCACGTACGAGACCGCAGTTAAAAAGTTATCCTATTTTATTTGTTTTTTTAAGTTTTAGTTATTTTTAGTAGAGCTTCTTCATGAGGTACTCCACGTGATTTAGATAGTTTCGAGCCACTAGAAGATTTGAGTTGATGTCAGCGTAAATCTTCAGGCGGTTGTCATCTGATTCCTCCTTAGCGTCAGACCATACAAAATCTGGGTTGATTGAGCGTGCAAATGACTCAATCGTAATCCACGTCGTAGTACCGTTCTGACTCGCCACGCCGTACATGATGTCATTCAAAGTTCGACCATTCGCGACGGCCCACTGATCTAGTGTATCATAATACACTCCGTCGATGTAATCGAAGATCTTGTTCTTGTTTGGAATTGCATGGTGCTTCGGCGAGCCAAGCTCGGTCTCGTGGCGGAAGAAGAAGTATAGGTTGTTATACGTCTCAGGCACATCCACCATGCGCTTGGGGTCGTACTTCTTCGC